AAATCAGGTGCTTCCAATCTTCGTCTGTCAATGTCGAGTACGAGAATCTTGCCTTCAGGTGTGATAGCAACTGATGTGATGACCGTGAAGTCAGCACTTTCTCTAGTTGATGTTGCCAAGTCAACAGTTGCGTATCTACGGCAATCTTCCAATCTGCACTCTTTGTCTTTATACTTATAATAAACTTCCAAATATTCATCTTTTGTCTCCTTATCGATTGTTATTCGTTCTTCTATGGAGTAATGCTCAAACCAATCTGCTTTAAATAATCCACCTGTGGCTTCAATAAATTGAGCTTCATATTCTTGTGCAAACAAAAAACTACCTATTTCTTGCTTTGCTGATTCTAATTCTTTAGAGTCAATGATTGGATTTGTGTGTGTTGGATAAGTAAATCTGACCCAATCTTCTAATAAGTTAGCTTCTGAGTAGAGCTTTTCAAAAAAATTATATCCTTTTGGTGTGCTGATAAATAATGCACTACCTTTTTTCTCTGTTAATGCAGGTCTAATTACTTCTGCCCAAGTTTGTGGTTTCATAAAGGCACACTCGTATAAAACAACAAAGTCTAAACCTGCACCCCTTAATTTCATAGGGTCATCTGCTGACCTAACTTGAACTGAGCCACCTGTCGTTGTAATAATAGTTCTCTCAGCTTCTTTTACTTTTACTCCGTATTCAATGCCAATGCTTCTTAAATCTGCCCACGCTTCGTTAGTCATAGAGTAAGAAGGTGCAATCCACCAAGCTCTTTTGCCTTCCCAAGCGTATTTTAAGCAAAGCCAAACACCTAGTTTGGTCTTACCCCAACGCCTTCCTGCACTAAGAACAGTAAACCTTTTCATATTATTTACTACTTCCATTTGTGCAGAATGTAATGGTGGAAGCTCAATGTCTAAGCCTGAGCTGACATTTGCGTCCAATGATGATTGCATATTTACTCCTGAGAATTAAGCCAAGCTAAAAAAGATTCAATGTGTTTAGTTGGCATATTAAAAGAATTATATAAAAGTCCATAGTCTGTAAGGATTGGCATAAAGACAATGGCAGGTAGTTCATTGATGTCGATAACTATTTCATCTAATATTTCTTCTTCAATCTCATACATATCAAGACCTTCAATGATGTCAGCAAATTTATTATTTATTTCTTCTTCATTCATTGTTATCCTCCAATCTTTTTGGCTCTATGACTTCGCCTTCGACATATTCATCTTGTTCTTCAAGCAGGTTGCCGTCTGCCCAACGCAATCTAACTTTTGGATTGTCTTGGTTTTCAATGGCAACTGTATCTCTTTTACCAAACAAGTGTGGGTATCTTCTCTCTAAATACCAAGCGTCTGCCTGCCAAGAGCCACTCTCTCCTGCTTCTTCTATTCTTTTAATTCTTCGTTCAATAGCTTTTGCTTCTGCTATTTGTATTCTTTGCCATACTTTGTCGTAAGGGTGTATGCCTTGTTGTCCTTTTTTCTTCCATTCTGATAAAGCTGATGTGCTTATTCCAACTGATTGACACGCAAGATTAACATACATTCCTGTTGCAATAGAATCACAAAGTGCTTCTACTAACTGTTCATTATGAGCTAAAGTTTGCTTTGGCATTATCCACCCATAATAGCAAAGTCGGTCTCAAAAGAAACCGACCTGCAAGATTGTTTTTAATATTGTCTTAGTGTATTGTATTTTTTACAAGCCTTTACAATTTTGTCTAAATCTTTTGTTAAGTCTAATCCAAGAGCTTCAAACAATTCTAAAGAAAAGTGCATTTCTTCTAATTGTCCTTCGTCAAGTGATTTTATCTTGTTGTTTATTTCTGTTTGTGTCATTTTTTTCTCCATTTCAGAATCTAAACCTCTTGTTGAGATTTGAGATTCGGTATTTCTTGTTTCATTCATAAGGACAGTATAATCAAAGATTATAAATAATCACAACTTTTATTGTTATTTAAGGTATAAAAAAGCCCAATGTTTATAGGCTTTTAGAAATTATTTTAAATTATTTTAAAAAAATCTACTTTTTTTGCTCTTTTTTGCACCTAACACAGTACAAAAAGAAGTCGTGGTCTATGAAGTTGCAACCTTGTTCTTCGCAGATAAGAGCAGGATTCTCAAGCATTTTTTGTTTGCGTACTTCGTCCTGACCTAGAGCTTCAAACTTACCAAACCATTTGTTGATTGCGTAAGGTGTTACATCAACATTGTTCCAATGCTTTTTATAGGCTTCTATAGAGCCTTTAAGCATATCAGTTGTTACTCCTGCTTCTACTAACTCCTTGCAAACCTTAAACCAACCTGACTTCTCGCCTTGAGTTCTAGGTGTATAGCCAAGCTCATCACAGAACACTTGGTAAAGTAATTTTCTATTTCTAAGTACTTCTTCATCAATCTTCTTTGGTTGTGGCTTGTCCACATCTATTGGTTTTAGTTCATTGGTTATAGTTCTATGTACTGTCTCCGATACTACCCTTGTATCGTCTGCAATACTACCCCTAGTATCGTCAGCAGTACTACTAAATGTAGTGGTATCAGATTTAAGATATGGGTTGCTTGTTTTTAGATAATACATATTGGTTTGCTTTGCATTGTCTTTAAATCTGTTTTTCTTTTCTATTGCACCAATATCAATCAACTCATTGATTAACTTGTGTGTATTAGCTCGACTTACACCTACTCGCTTTGCCAAAGTAGTAACACTTGGATAACAAGAGCCGTCTTTTCTATCAGCATAAGTCCATAAGATACAATACAGATTCTTTGCTCTTGGGCTAATGTCTGCGTCTAATATCCACTCAGGTATTATTGCAAAGTAATTATCTGCTTCTATCTTCATAATGTCCTATCTATGCCGTAGTGAGTACCTTGCGTCAAGATACTCACTCAGCACCGTACTATACCAATCAGAAGGGAGCTTCTGTTTCGGTTATATTGTTAAGCGATTTAGGTTGAACTAAATCAGGGGGAGTAAACCCTACCATTATCTCAGCAGGTGGCTCATCAGACCAACTCGCGTAAGGGAAGCCATTACTACCTGCCGTACATTGTTTGTTGCCACATTTAAAGTTTGGGCTTTTCTCAGACTTCTTGTCTGCTCTGTTGTCGTACACCTTTGACGCACAAGCAGGACATTTAAACTCTGCTTGACCCACAGGGCTTTGTGATGTTTCACGAGTTGGTGGGCTTGGTTGTGTCATTGGTGTACTGACAACAGGATTCTCAGTAACTTTAGAAAACGGACTAAGAATCCAATTCTGTATTATCTCTGCCGTTGCTAAGACTTCACTAACACCTTCAAAGTGCATATCAGAATGACTAGCTAGTTCGATTGCACCTTTTAAAGCTACTTGTCTTGATATGAGTTTGTCTTTATTATCCATTGACTAACTCCTTAGAGCTATTAACTCTGTTCTCTACCCAAGTGTTAGCTTCTCTCCACTCAAGTAATGTATCTTGTTTCCAAACAGGTGTTGCTTTTAATTGGTAATCAGGCTCAGGTAATTTACCTTGAAACTTCCATTGTGCCACTTCTTGTCTAGTTACACCTAACCAAGCACCAATCTCGGCAGTTCCCATAATTTCTTGCGTCATATTCTCTCCTTAATGTAATCTGCAACCTTGATTTCTTTTCCCTTCTGTAATTCTAAATATAGTAAATCCAATTCTTTACTTATAGAATCTTCATTCCAATATTTATGTGGGAATAATTTTAAAGCTAATGTCTCGATAATCATAAGTGCTACACCAACTATGGCAAAACCACCTAGCATATAAGTCATTAACCAAACAAATTCTAATTCATTCATTCTTCTTCTCCTTTGACTTCTTCAAACTCAGTATCGTAATCATCTACATCATAGATAGTTACATTCTCTCCTTCTTCATTAAATACAGGAACTGCTCTCATACTTAGTTGAAACTTAAACTGTGGGAACTTATCCCTGTTTAAATCAGCAACCTTCTTAAGTATCTCAGCAGGTCTCTGATAAGAGAATACAGGTTGTAGGTTTATCCAACCAACTGCCTTGTATTCCTTAGAATAAGTTTGTTCAACAACAATATCTACTCGTCCTTGAACAAATCCTGTAAGTGTTATTTCATTTGTCATATCAACTCCTTTTTTGATATTTACTTATATTAATCTCTGATTTGTTTTATGCAATCTTTTATTATAAAATTTTTAGATTATCCCAACCGTCTTTAGTAACTGTCATTGTTACTACACCCATTGAAGTTGAGTAACCTGTTCTAGTTTGGAAGTCAGTAGAAGGACTCATAGCAGGAACTCCCATTATTGTTCTGCCACTCTGTTGCACGGCAGTAAAATGGTGGTAATGTCCGTGAAGCAAGAGCTTTACTAATCCCATAAAATTGTTTCCATTCTCATCAAGACCAAACATTTGTCCTTTCCACCAATTCTCAATCTTCTTTGCAGGTGTCCCTGAGCCACTCGAAAGATGACCGTGAGTAAAACCTGTCATATAATTTTTTATCTCTAACATTAAGAATGGAGAATCAGGAACAACAACTTTTATATTTTTGTAATCAGAAGCATAAACTAAATCTCCAACTTGTTCTATAAGTTGTAAATCAAGATTATCCAATTCTTCAGTTATCATTTTATTTTTACCACCACGATTCTGTCCGTGATTTGAAGTTACACCTGATAAAACTACTTTATAGTTTTGGTCTGCAAAGTTCTTTACAATCTTCCAAAGTAATCTTCTTGCAACAGTAGTTTGGTCTCGCAAGTGCAAGTCGAGATTCCATATCATTGAGCTATACCAACCGTCTTGTGAACAGTTTTCTAAAATATCTCCTAAAGAAATAATGTAAACTTCATCAATCTTGTGTCCTGCTTTTTTTAATTCTTTTAATCTTGCGTTTGCAGAATCTAATGAAGCTAAAACTTTAGATACAATTTCTTCACTTCCCTTGCCGTCTCTTTTTCCAAGCTGATAATCACTACAAAGATACAAAAATGCTGAGTCTCCTTTTGGTATGTCTGTCTTTTTAATCTTGTATGATTTTATTTCTTTTAATAGTTTTGCAAAGTCTGTATCAAAGTCAGGTACTTTTTTTCTGATGTCAGCTTTGTAATACCAAGCCTGTTGTACATTACCGTCTCCCATATTCATATCCCAAGTTCTAACTTGTAAGTTGCCGACTATCTCATATTCCTTTGGGTCGAATCCCCATTCACTTAGTAGTGTTGCAAACTCAGGCTCTTGTTCTTTTGTGCCACGAGAAACTAATATACCTTTGTTAGTCTTTGGGTCATACTCTGCGTGTGGTTGCCAACCAACAGGATATTTTTCTTTTGCTAGAGCTTCATTGTGTTTCTTATCGTCATAGCGAGTAAGAAACTGATTAAGATTTTTGGATTCGTTTTTTTTGCTCATTGATTCTATTTGTTATAGATTTCGGAGTTACTCCGTCCCAACCACATTCATCAACCAACCAATTAACTAATGCAGTTGTGTCTTTGTAACCTTCTTCGAGAGCTTGTAAAACTTGTTCCCACTCAGATTCACGCTTCTCTGTCCCATAGAAATAACCACGCTTGATTCTTGGTGGTTTATAGTTCTCAAGATATTCATTAAGTGCCATTTGCGTCCTGTTCTTTTGCTTACTCAAATTATAAAGTCTAAGTGCGACTTTAAGGGTATTTCTAGGGAATTTCTCAAAGTTTTTTTTTGGGAATGGCTAAAAGCCTATAAACATTGGGTATATTCTTTATAAAATTTACAAGAAATACTTGTATATAATCATAGATTATGGTGTAATTAAGTATGCAAATGAATGAGACACAAAAAACAGATAGCACTTTTGAGATAGTCAAAGATAAAAAAGCTCGTAAAGTTATTGACCGTTTTGTTGATATGGGATATGAAGTTACAAAAAGTGGTCTTTTCAAAGATAACTTTGTTTGGACAGAAAAAGATTATCGTGATGAAATACGCATTAATGTTGGCAAAGTAGATGTTTCAGAAAATGTTAAGGAAAAAAGAAATATTAGGGATAGTGTTGTCTTTGGTGTAGAAACAAATACTTCCACAGGAAAAACTACTTTTTATACAGTTGAACTAGAATCAGAGACACATATTGGATATATAATTTTTAAAGTTAAAGACGGTATCTTTTTAAATAAAAGCAGAACTCAATTTAACAGAGAAGTTAACAATGAAGTTGTCCTATGTGAAGTTGGTTGGACATCTAAAAAATCTTATGAACATTGGGGAGAATATAGAACACATACACAAACATCTTGGAATCAGTTAGTTAGACAATCTGACAGAATGAATGGTGGTAAAATGTTCTGTCTAAAAAGATAATCTTAATAACAAATATCTATTGTTCCCAAGTTTCAAGTAAAGCAAAGACAACTTCATCTAACTTATCAAGCTCTACTACAACTAACCCATTAGATGTTCCGTCAGGCATAGCAACAAACATAAAAGGTCTTGTATCTCCAATCCTTGTATTAGCGTCAGATTGTTCTTTTGCTTTTTGATATTTAGTCCATAAGGTTTGTACTTGTTTCCCTGCTTTAACTTCTACTCTGACTTCTCCTTGCCAAGATTCTTCATTACCCATTTGGCTTCTAAACTTTGTGTCAGGTATTCTAAGTTTCTTCCTTGCTAAGTTTTGTTTTCTTCTACCTTTGTTCTTATTTGTTAGTCCACGCTTTTGATTGTCAGACCAACCTTCTCTTTTCTTAACTGTCTTTTGACCCATACCTTGCATACCTTCGTGTTTTCTCATCTTGTATTCGCTAAAGGTTTCATCTTCTCGCCATTCAATCTTCTTCATTATAATCCACACATTCCTTCACAATCATCTAGTTGTAATGTCATTTGATAGCCCTTTGGCTTCTCAGTAAAATTAATATCTTTCAAAGGTATCATAGTTCTGTGTAAATAATTCTTATATCCGTCTTTACCTTTGTTTCTAATCTTTTCATCAAACTCTACTGCAAAATTAAAATCATCAGGATAATTGTTTTTCATATCTAACCACTCTGCGTTACTGTGATAAGGACATACAATACAAGCACTTCTAGGTGGTCTAGTTACTTCTTTTGAGTCATAGTAATTTAAACAATCTTGTCTAGTGATTTCACTTGGTATAAAAGGATAACAATGTACCTGCCATTGATTCTTTGGAGTCTTTGCCCTTTGTTGTTCATCAAAACTAATACCCATAACTATTTCTACACTTTTGCCACGCAAATTTTTAAGACCCATAAGCTCTCTAATTTTTCTATGCAAAGGTTGTATTTTATAATCATTTGTACATTGTCTCCTACCCATAGATTTTTTGCCTTCTTCATTTTGTGCATAAAGAGGCATAGTTAATAACCCTTTGTTAGTTCCTACCTCTGCTTCAGCTAAAGAATCTTCCACTATATTTGATTTCATTATTTGATAAATTGGAATTTT